TCTACCAGAAAATTGGTTTCCAATTGCAATCCAAGTTGGCATATTGCTTAAAATCCAACCAGCAGAAAGATACCCAACAAATCCAAGCAATCTATCATTAATACTTGTACCACTATCCCCTAAAGCGAGTGCTCTTGGACCTCCAGGTCTAGTTACTAAGATCGGTGCTAAAAATCTATCTTTTAATTCACCTCTCTTTACATTTTCTATTCTCCTTCTTCTAAAAATATTTTTACTTGCATACAAATTCTTTTTTGTTTGTGTACTTTTTGTTAATATTTTAGAAATTCCTATAGTTTTTTTTGTTGTATCTTTTGCCGTAGACGCCAAAGAAGATAACGGTGAAAATATTGCCATTTTACATTACCACATTATAATTAATTTGTGCGTATAATGTATAGAAGTTATCAGGATTAGATGAAGGAATCAAAGGAACATCTGTAATAGTTTCAGGTTCTCCCGAAACAGCAGATGATTGAGATTGTTGTCCTGTGGTTGTATAAATGATATCTGGTTTTGGTTCTGATAACGCATTAAGATTTGGTTTTTCAGATTTTGCAGGTGGTTTGAATGGAACTGTTTGAATTGGAACTACTGATTTTTGGTTAGATCCTGATGCTTGAGAAGATACCTTACCCTTTACTTCTGATGGTTTCGTCCCATCCTCTACATTTCCTTTCACTTCTTGTCCAGGTACATCCAAATTAATACCAAAAAAATTTGACATAGTTTTTCCCATCTCACCAAACATGTTGCCAAAATCAACATTTGGTAGTGAAGGTGTTCCTTTGGGTAAAAATTTAGACATATCTATATTTTCACCGAAAGCCTTATAACCTTGATAACCTAAAGCTGTTGTGATTGTGAGCGGATTTGGAAATGCTGCAGCAGCGCCAGATGTAATGGCACCCAAAGTATCTCCCTCTACTGCACTTTGAACTGCAGAAGCACCCCCCAAAACTCTTCCACCAGTTTTGAGCAATTTTAAAAGATCAAGACCACCAGCACCAGCGGCGGCACCACCAGCAGCAGTTGGTTTTATACCAGGTACAAATTTCTTAAATACATCTGCAATTGCTTTAAAAGGTGAAGTGGCAAGAGATAAAATTGCTTTTGAAATTTTACCAGTAATCCCAGTAATTGAACGAATGACAGATCCAAATCCACCACTAAGTGCAGACAGACCAGATCCAATTACACCAAATGAATTTTTAAGTAATCCACCAATTCCACTTAAAGTTTTAAGACCTAACTTTGAAGCACCCCCAAGTCCCTTTAATACAGTTGTGCCAACAAATCCAGTAAATAAAAACTTCAGAGAACTTGTAATATTATCAAATGTTGAAGTAAGTTTTTTCTCTATTCTATTGACAGGTTGTGTAACTGCCGCACTAACTTTTCGTTGTAATTCCTGTTCTTGTCCTACTCTAACTTCTCTTTCTGCAAGTAATCTCTCTTGCTCTCGTTCTTGTAAAAGTTTTCGCTGATCTAGAGAACTATCTAACTGAATTAATGACGCAACATTTTGAAGACTAACGTTTGTTGCAGAAATTTCTGTACGAACGGTATTTAATTGACCTGAAAGACCAACTAATGCTGTGGTAGTTGTAACGGTTTCGTTAGCCATTCGATTGATTCTTCAGGTTTTCTTCCTCAATATATTGCTGAAGGAGACTGACATAGATTTCTCTTTCCCATGAAATCATATTCTCTAAGTCTGTCAAAGAATATTTATGATGCTGAATCAAGGCAAAATTTGTCTTATAGTATGACGCAAGATCAACATGCGCCATTCCTAGCCGAAAAAAGATGTTAATCCCTCCAAAACTATATCACTTTCTACACCAGTATTAGGATTTTTAACTTTAATAGTATGAGAAAGTTTAGGCATTGTTTCAAAGAATTTTTCAACTTCTTTAAATTGGGACGATGTAAGTTGCTCAAGAAACTCATTTAATTCCTTTTTAGTTACATCACTTGCTGTCCAAGACTCTTCTTCACTATAAATTTGTTCTACACAAGAAGTAATCATATTGAAAGTATCATCAACTGTTGTTTCACCTTCTCCAGAAAAGTTATTCTTGACAAACTCTTGCATTGAAGGATATCTCATTCTTAGAGTCAAAGTATCATCCAATTTAATATCTTTAGAATGTTCAGGTTTAATAAGAACTTTAATTTCATCAAGATTAATCAATGCTGGAACTTGTGTTACTCCATCATCAGGACAAGTTAAGAGGACATCTACATCTTCCCCTACAGACTTACCACGAATGTTAAGAAATAGATATTCAATATCAAAAATGGACAACTGATCGACTTTAATTCCTTTTGTGATGATACAGTTGCTAATAACAGTTTTAAGTGCTTCTGCAATTTGTTTTGAATCTTCACTTTCCATTGCAATAATTAAAATCTTTTCTTCTTTTACAAGGAAAGGGCGATATTTAATTGTCTTTTTTAACGATGGTATTTCCAACTCATATGTTGGTGTAACAATCTTTGGTAAGGGCATAATAACCTATAAAATTCAGTTAAAATTATTTATCTCAGTATTTTAGTATTATTGGATATACACTTCCTGGTACAGTTTGAGTTGGTACTGCTCCACCAGGCAATCCTAAAGATGTTCCTGTTCTATAAATTGTTGGAATATTGTTTGTAGTGGTAGAATCTTTGTTATTATCATCTCCAATAACTCCATTAATACTAAGTGCTCTACCTGCAATATAACGATCAAATTTAAAAGTTGCTGAAATTTTTAAAACTTCAGATTGGGTATATGTTAATGTAGGAGCACCCATTGAAATTGGCCAAAAACCAACAAAAGTATATTCTATTTCCTGATTATAGTCTCTATCAAATTTAATGATTCTGGTATAATTTGTTTTATAATATTCTGGATATTGCATTCTTATGAAGTAGTTTGCATTTCTTTGATTGACTGGTCCTGCATTAGTTTCAATTGGATTATGAGAACCACTTGCAATAAACTCCATCCAAGACTCCAAAAATTTAATCATTAAGTAGTTTTTATCAACATAAAAATCAAGACTAATCTCATCATACATTCTAGCGACAGCAAACTTCTCCTGAATTCCCATAAAGTTGCCATCAACTGTTTTTGAGTTGAAGGATGTTGTCGGTAAAGATGCGTTATAACAAAGTAGTCCTGCAGAATCCACAATAAAAGGTATAGTTACTCCTCTTTTTGCAAGATAATTTTGCAACTCAATAGGCAATCCACCAAATATAATTTGATAGTGCGAATTTTGCGCTAAATTGGTTAGCAATGGTTTAATATCAGCTATTCGGCGGGGTCTTACTACCACTCTAAATACCTTATATGAGATTTTATAGTATAAGTATTTAGATGTCATACAAGGGAAAATATAAACCAATATTTCCAAAAAAATATAATGGCGACCCAACAAATATCGTCTATAGATCTTTGTGGGAAAGAAAATTTTGTGTTTATTGTGATAAAAATGAAAACATCATTGAATGGGAGAGTGAGGAAAAATGTATCCCCTATCGATCTCCAATAGATAACCGTATACATAGATACTTTCCAGACTTTCTCATCAAAGTCAAAGAATCAAACGGAACAATTAAAAAATATATGATTGAAATTAAACCACTAAAACAAACAGTTCCTCCCACAAAACCTCAAAGACAAACGAAAAGATATATTACTGAAGTTTATGAGTATGCTAAAAATCAATCAAAGTGGGAAGCAGCAAGGGAATGGTGTGCAGATCGTGGATATGAATTCAAGGTCATAACTGAAAAAGAATTGGGTATTTAGTAATGCCTAGAAAAACTCTTCAACAAAAAAGAAATCGTATTGCTCCACTTGTTAAAAAGTTGATTGGAGTTGAAGACGCTGATCAACTAATGCGTGAATTAATGAGTGTTATTGGAGAAACCAAAGATCCTCCAAGACCAGGAAAATTTTATATTTTTGTTTATAACGCTAAAAGTCCAAATGTAAGATACGATCAAAATCCTTTAGTTGCTGTGACTGATGTATATCAATGGGGATTTAAAGGGTTTAACTATCATTGGGGAGAAATAAGGCAATATACTTGGGATGAGATTGCTGGTAGAATGTATGAAGTTTATCAAGATGAAATTGGTGATTTGAGAAGAATACCTTTTGGCAACATTAGAACTAAATAATTAAAAAGATAAATGGCAGATTCAAATCTTGCTGAAAAACCAACTACTAATTTTAATTATAGATACCCACTGACAAAACTTGCCAGTTCTGATGATTATTTGAAAATTACTGTGCTTGATTATAAGGCACCAGGATTTATTCCAACATCAGCATCAGGATTTTCTTTACCAACTGCTGGTGACGTTGGTGGATATAGTATAAAAGATGAAAAAGGAACTGTCATCCTACCCATTCCCGATGACATAAAAGATACGAATGGTGTGACTTGGGGAGCTAGTACTTTGGGACCATTACAAGCAGGAGTTGCAGCATTTGGTGCAGGTGCTATACAAGAT